CCGCCCTTGATGCAGTCGAGAAAAACGACAAGAAGGGGCTTTTGCAGGTCGCGAGTGCTACTGCGCTGTCGAGAGCAGCGGACTTTGCTGGTATTTTGCCCACAGTCTCAAAGAAGTACTTGGACTTTGCGGAGGCTCTAGCCTCTCACGACTTCCAGGATCGTGAGATGAGTATGAGGGTCGGTGGATCAGAAGGAATGGGTGCGGTCGAGGTTCGCAAGACGATAAGAGAGCAGAACTCGAACACGACCCAGACAGAAGAACTTGCAAGGATGAAGTCTCTGGGCTACACATGCACGGACAGTGAGTTGATTGATTTCCTCAATTATCCGTGGGAGCTGGAGAAAGTTGCCGACCATGATATGTTTCGGCAAAGCCTGCCCGCCTCTTGGCGGAAGGCATAAGTAGCGAGCGGTGCATGCGCTGGGCGGCCTCAGCCGCCAGAATTCATTACCGGCCACTTTGGCCATCAGGGGAAGGTCACCGGAAGATAACGCTGGTGATCGAGATGTGCGTTGGAGGGAAAGAGAGAGCTTTTTCCGTCGGCTGGGTGTGCCCTCCTGAAGTCAAGGATACGTGACGAGCACTGCCTTATTCTTCATTCCGTCGTGGAGCGTCTACACACGGTGTGAGCCTGGTGTCCCACTACCCAAGGGACTGAGGTGTGGCCTTGAGCAGAGCGGGAAATGGACCCCCGCAGGTGTTGCCACCACCACCCGAGAGTGCACGAATCGGGTTCTGCTTACTACGAGACCGGCTCGTATCATGGCGCCTTAGGCATGCAGCAAGGGAGTATCAGATGATCTTGCGTGCCGAAGAGGAACGTCGAAGGTGGTTGTACGCTTGAAAGGGCGTGCAGTTGCTGACCGGTCCATTAGTGATGACTACGGACGGCCATTTTGGCCACGGAGGTGCGGCCTATCCGCACGATCGATGAAAAGTGAGCGCATCCGACCCGGTTCTCTGCGAAACTTGAGCCAGGTGGGGCCCCGAGTCCGGTGCGTGTTCTGAGCCTAGTGTCCTTACTTTGGACCCGCCGTCACTCAGTCGATAGTCCTTCGCGACGCGAAACCAAAAACCAAACAAAAATCAATGTTGTGTTTACATGCGCCTGTTTGTACAGTGGCGCCAGGCGATTCCCCGCCTAGACGAGTTTTTTGGTGCGTAGCACCTTGTGCAGTTTTTCTTTGATGGCGCGCGACAGACGTGCCAAGGCCTCGCTCCGAAAGGAGATTGCGCGCGACCGAGCGGCTCTCAATGCCAGACGTCGCCGTGCACCTCTCAGGCGCCGACGACCAAGACAACAGAATGCGTCCTACACCCGCCCGTGGAGGGCCGGAATGGCCGCAGTCACCACGAAGCCATGGGGTTCCACGAAGATCAAGAATCTACGCTACGCTTTCGACGCTACTGTACCTACTCACATGCCGCTACCTCGGGCTGTGGGAAGTTACGCCGTCGTCCGCACCACGCAAATTTTCTCTTCGAGTGACAGGGTCATGATCATCGGTCCCACCATGTACGAGGATCTGGGTGTCGCGGAGGACATGCACTGGTCTAACATTATAGCAATGAGTAGTCCGAACAGCGCTCTTCCAATGAACGCCGTTTCCAACACCAATGCTTACACCATGGGACCAATAGTCGATCCCGCGGGCACAGTGCAAGCTGGTTGGGAGAACGTCCAGCTGGTTCCAGCTGCTATCTCAGTGCAGATCATGTTTCCGGCACAGGTCGCGGGCTCTGGGGGCTTTGCGACGATCGGCCGATTACACACGCTGAGCAAGCTGCAGAACAACAGCCGCACGTGGGATACCTTCGCTAACCAGTTCATTTCTTACAACAGTCCTCGGCTGTGCGCCGGAGGGAAACTGGCGCTGAGAGGGGTGACGATGTCGGCCACACCATACAACATGAACGAATTGGCGGACTTTACACCTGTTCGGGCTGTGGCTGACACCACATTCACGTGGGGTCAAGGCTCATCAGCCGACTTCGCAGGTTTCTGTCCCATGGTTGTGGTCAATGACCTCCGCGA